TTATTCGAATAAATCCAGATTCTGGTCTAGATGAAACTTAAGCTTTTCCTCGCCGTTTACGATACTGCGGATTGTTCTAATAGTCACGCCAAATTTACGGGCTATCTTTGAGCGGCTTTCTTTTTTAGCAGCAAGCTCACGGATCGTTCTATTACGCATTGCAATCGTGATTGTTGTAGCCATAGGTACTTCTATTGAAGTGTTACCCAAGTGCTCTGAGAGCAGCTGTAACTTAGAATAACCAATGATCTGTGAAAGTTCATGATGAATACCTAAAGCGTGTTTATGGGGCACGAAAACTAGAATGCCGCCATAACTTTCAATAAGACTTAAAGCTGGTTTTACGCCAATGAGCTTCGCCACAAATGCAAAGTTTTTAGGCATAAGTGCAATGAGTTCTTCATCTGAAAATAATTGTTGTGCGTCGGTAATGTGAGGACGATAAACCATAATTGCTCCCGCTGTTATCCCATGTTAAGATTTAGCAGTCTTATGATTTATCTCCTCTTGCTTTCGTCGGTGGGTGGAATTTAAAAACCTCAGTGTTGGCGCACTGGGGTTTTTACTTTCTTATTGTTCTGTTCTTTCAATGCCGCAACGTTTGCACCATTGTCGTAAGTGAGTAATGATCATGTCTGCATGGTGGCTGCTCATAAATTGCAATGCACTCACGCCAACTTTGTTCTCTACAAATTTTGCTAAAGCTTTTTCACTACTGTTTTTGACTACACCAGCCGCATGTAGTTGCAACCATAAATGACGAATCAATTTGCTTTGCGCATCACTTGCTAAGTTCTTAACGCCAGATTTATTTTTTGATTCAACTTCAAAGCCAAGTTGTTTGAAACGATCCAGCACAGCTTCAAGCTGTGCTAGGTTCAAATCTTTTGAACTAGTTTTACCAGTTGTACTGGTAAGAATGTCGCGGTAAAGCTCATCATCTAAATTAAGCTTTGTTTTGCCTACATGGATTAGCTTGATCAGATTGGCTTTTTTATTGAATTTCATTTTTACCACCTGTCTCTGCTTCAATAATTGCTTCTGGTATAGATTTCTCTTGTGAGTGGTCAATTATTTGGTTGCATTCATAGGTTTTTTTACCAACAAAAAATCCGCCAAGACGTTCACATTCTTCAGCAATTCTATTTTCTGTATATGACTTACAAATAAGCCATCCAATGAATAATCCGACAATGAAATACCCCATATCAGAACACTCCTTTAGCAGCATCAAATAGACCAATTAATGCAAGTACAGCAAGACATACTGATGCACCAGCTTTCAATACATAAGAGCGACGTTCAAATATAGTTAAGCCAGTATTATTTCGGATGGTCCACGCCAATTTAGCCTCTTTAAAGCAGTGATATAAACCAAGAATAAATACTGCAAAAAATGCAAGGATCAGCATGATGACTTCTCCTTCGGAATTTTAAAGGAGAATACAAGCTTCCATATTTGATGTACGGCTTCAGACATAACTTTGGCATCAGGTTCTTGATAGCCAAATGAATTAATAAAGGTTCCGTGATTAGGTGTATAAAATCCTTCCTGCTTGCACCATTCAAAATATGCATTTGCAACTTGAATCGACTTTACTTGGAATGCAAAGGTAGCCTTTTTATGATGCGCCTCAGCACGACGGTCTAAAATTATCTGTGCTTCTTCCTCTGTTAGTCTCATAGTTTTCATGGCACCTCTCCAATACTTTCCACTACTTCAGGTGGTAATTTTTCTAAATCTTCAATGCTGATCATTATGTTCTCGCTGCTCATCAGTACTGGATCACGACACCCAGCAGACACAGGCACGAATGCCTGTGTTTCGCTTATGCTTCTAAATCATCAAGATCAATAGGGTTTACTGAGCGGTCTAGGCTTAAAGGGAATTTGCCAATTAAGCTGATTGCAGTTGAGATGCCAGCTTTAAAAGCACGGCTCTGCTCATCATTTAATTCTTTTTCGCCACCTTCACCAGCCAATACAACGTTGCCTTCAGAATCTGCGATGTCATTTAAAGTTTCCATACGTTGTTCAAACCAAAAAATTGTGTCTTCAACAAGTTTGGCAACATCCAAATCTGCACATGCTGTTTTGTCTTGCGTGTTACTCATATCTGCTATTCCTTATTCTTTAACTATGTAATGGTCTTAGGCTTGAAGCGTGTTCAGAGCTATATCAATTGCACGTTGTTGAACTGTATGCCGTGAAATTCTCTGACCAGCCTCATTCAAAACGTGATACTCGAACCATCCGCAAATGTTGTATTTACGGACAACACTTAAACCGTGCTTTTCAAGCATGTCTAAGCCCTTAATTTTTGTTGCCATTACTTAACAGCCTCTTTAAGTGCTTTACCTGCTTTAAAGGAAGGTACTTTTGCCGCAGCAATTTGTAGCTCTTCGCCAGTTTTAGGATTGCGGCCTGTACGCGCAGCGCGTTCTTTTACGGAAAAGGTTCCGAAGCCGATTAATGCAACGTCATCCCCAGCAGCAAGTGCTTTGCTGATGCCACTTTCAACTGCATTAAGAGCAGCTGTAGCTTGTGCTTGAGTAAGAGAAGCAGAAGAAGCGATGTGTTTGATAAGTTCTGATTTGTTCATGAGTTTATTTCCCTTCAGTAGTTGCTTGATTTTGGTTAAGTGCTGCACATGCAATTTCTGCATGTTCGTGGCGGTAAAAATGACCGACTAAAACGTCGTCATCACGGACGATTGCAAACAGGGCTTGCGGATCATCATTTAGTTGCGGTTCAAGTGCTTTAACTGTGTACATGTTGATAGCCTCAGACAGTGGGTTTAGTGAGCAGCTGTAGCTGCTGGATCAACGGTTTCAATTTCATAACCAAAGTTGTTGCGCTGTTTAAGAGTTGCTCCAATTTCAGCGATTAGTTCAGGCGTGAGTTGTTTGATTGACTCCTTATCAGGTTCGGTTTTAGTACGGATGCAGTGTTCAAGCTTTAATTGCTTGAGCATCTGGCAAGTAAAAACAGGATCAGGAATAGTCACACTGGTTGATAAGCGGTAGCCAACCGAACCGTGTGTCAACTTTTTACTTTTGATTTGCAAAAACTCATTTTTGCGGTGATCACAAAATTCTTTAAGTTGAAGTTCATACGCCTTAACTCGTTCCAATAGCGGTTTAAGACGTTGTTTGGTTGCTTCCTTGAGCTTGTCGACCTGTTCATTACAAGCAGCTTCTTCAAGTGCGATGTCACGGTTGATCTCAGCCATTTGTGCCAATGTTTGATCAACTGCTTCCCAACTTTGAAGTTGTGGTTCTTTGAGTGATTTACGTGCCATTAGTTTGTTTGCTCCTGTGTTTCAGCTGCTTTTAAGCGTTGGTAGCACTGTTCTAAAGTTTCATCTGGTTGTTTGTGTTTAACGACATGCGCCATAAGTTGTTCTTTTGGAATGTTCTTCAGCCCACGTTCTGGCTGCTTCTCATTCATTTGGACAAAGCCCATCATTTCTTTAAAGTTGGTGTTTGGACGTTCATGTTTTTGACGTTCATGTTCCGCTTGCTCAGCTGCACGTTCAGCTTCAGTTTTAGGTAGTGGTGCAGCAGCTCGACGCTCTGTTGGTACTGGTGCATTTTCTGGCTTAAATGAACTGATCACTTCATATAAATAGCCGTGATTTTTCAGAGGTAACTGCAACTTGCCTTGGTCACGACGCTCAAGCATTGTGTTGATTGCCCAGATCCATGCTGCTTTAGGAGCTGGGTAACTGTGGTGACCACGCTTGATTTGTTGAGCATTAATATCCTCAGCAATTTCGCCAAGTAACTTAGCTGTACGTTCAAATGTCAGGTCACGGTTCGGGGAGCGGAACATTCCTAAGTACTTCACTAGTGGCTGCGCCAAATCACCAACCAAAGTGAGTGATGCAACAAAAGCTTTGCTGGCATCACCATGCCCTAAAAGGGCATCCAAACTGGTGGTCGCTCCACATGCTGGACATCTAGTTTTCATACAGATGCCTCTTGCGCTGCTTTGAGCATTTTTTCCCAACACTTTATTACTTCAGTAATGATGTGTTCTTTTCCAATACCTGTTGCGATAACAGCAAGGCCGCTAACGATCATTTCTTGTGTTGGTTTTTTTGGAACAAGCACATAATCACCGCTGACTAATTTGTCGATATCCTTCGCAAATTGAGCACGCTTCTGTTTGATGTTCATAGACCACCTCGGAAATGTTTGGATTTGCTTTCAACTGCTGTTTGACAGTCAATGCAAAGCTTTACATTGCCCAGAGCGCGACGACGCTCTGGAATTTCGGCACCACAGTCTTCACATTCATAGTTACTGACTTGGTCAAAGTTTTTAATGTTGGCAAGTGCATGGTCTAAATCCTGTTCAGACAAAGTGCTTGCTACATCTGCAAAATCAGCCATTGCAACCTCCTAATACAGCCATCACTACAGCGACTGCAAAAAACCAAACTCCAAAGTTCACAATCAGTAAATTTCTTAAATTAAATTTCATGGCTTAAACCCCCATCACGATGTCGCGTGTAATAACGTCCTCGCCAATTTCCGCTGCGAGGTTCATTGAACTGGTAATTAAGTTGCCAATGGCAAGTGGATATAAAAGTGAGCGTGTGGTTTTGCCAGAACTGTTGATATGAGTTAAGCGGTCAACAATTGCTTGAATGCCATCTTCAGTGATGATCGACTCCAGTTTTTTATCGACGCTTTTAACTCGGTGTTGTAAGTACTCAACTAATGAAGTATTTGTTAAAGGTTCCAGTGTCACACTCTCACAACGCTGTACAACTTCACGTACCGCTGGGTTGCGCTCACTTAATTTGTTTGCAAGTTCTGGCTGACCGATTAAGACGATCCCAATTAGTTTTTTGTAGCCGTCCTCTAATTCAAAGAAACGCTTTAACTGTTTAAGAGTAGCGATTGGCAAGCTGTGAGCTTCTTCAATCACTAATAAATGGCTATAACCAGCTTCACTTGAATTTTTTAAAATCATATGTACTTGGCGGAAACGAGCCTCGGCAGACATGCGTGGTTTCTCTTGACCAGCACTCACCGTATTAATAATTGCTTCAGCAATATGGCTTGATTTAAGTGTCTTACCTTGAATGTCATTATCTTCAGTCGCAATGACATATGGTTCGATAATCAAAATTGGTAATTTTTCACGACGAATACGATCTAAAAGGTCGCGTCGTAATGTCGATTTACCCGAACCTGATTCACCTGAAATTGCAATGAATCCGCCATGTTTTGCTGTCTGATATAACGCTTGACGCACATAGTTGATGTCACTATTCAAGAACAGTTCTTCAACTGAGCGAACTTCATTTGTAAAAGGGTTATCAAACAAGCCAAACAGTTTTTTAGCTTGTGGAGTCAACGACTGTTTTGCGAGTAACATGGCTTGTTCGTCCTCATTTAAAAGTTCAGCAATTTGTTTGTTTCCGTGTCGTGCTACTAATGCGCGATACACATGGTCTAGTTCTCTTTCACTTGCTGCTTCTGAGCCAAGCCTTTCGAGAAGTGTTTTTTGTGGTGGTGCATCAAACATTTCGTTAAATGCATCATCGATTTCTGACTCGCTAATCTTTGCGTTGACCAAGAACTCTCTAAAACGGGCTTTCACAAAATCAGTATTCTTCTTCGGCCATCTCAGGCAGTTGATGATGATGTTGATCGATGACGGGCTTAGCTGTACGTATCGAGCTAAATCAGCTTGTATAATTCCGTTGTCTAGAATGAGGTCCTTGAGTTTTGTCGAGCAGTCTTTTTGTTTCATGGTTGCTCCTTAACCGACAACACGGAGTTGTGGTCGTTGTTGTGGAAGTTCTTGTTCAGCCTTGATTGCTTCAGCAATTTCACGTACTGCATCAGCAGGAACTAAACCATCTGGATAAGATTTTTTGAGGGCCTTGTAGTGATCCGTGGTCCACAGTTCACCGATTAAGCCTCGGATTTCTTTTGCAGCTTCTACTGTTGAAATAGGTGCAGATTCACGACGTTGTTTAGGTGTAGTGACTTGCTCACCAGCACGTTTGATATAAGTCGGAACTTCAACCGCTTTAACATCTGCCATAGCATTAAGCTGGCCGTCATATGCTGGTTTCTTCTTGGCAATTGCTTTGTCAACTTGCTCAAGAGTTTCAGCGTCATAAGCTTTTTTAAGTATGCGTTTGCGGTTTTCATCAATTTTGCTTTGAGGCATTGCCTTAATTTCTTCACCGATGATTGCTGCATCATTTCCAAAGCCAACCCAATCAACTTGCATCGGTTCGCATGTGAAAATGACCTCATTGCCGTGTTGATCTTTAGTCAATACATCGATGCATGGCGCACGGTATGGATTCACTACAATCTGCAACTTAGCTTTCGGATAAACCCCATCAACATGACGAACGTCATAGTCTTGTGAGCCATAGCCTTGAATGGCATGACTAACCGTAAGATTGGCTTTAACTGTTTTTTCAACTGGTACTGTGCTGATAAGTTCACGGCACAATTCCATTGGTGGAGCAATGCGTAATTGTTCAGGCTTAATGGTTTGCCAAACAGCATTACGGCTGCGCTTAGTACGGCTATGAATTTTTGTTTCATTCCAATACATGCGCCATGCAGTAGCTTGGGCATTTAACTCTTGGATATTGTTGATCTGCATGAAACGCAGGCGGCCTTCAAACTGTGTTTCAACAATATTTTGAGCGTTTTCAACTTGGCCTTTTGCTTGTGAATTGCCAGTTGCATGGGGTATAAAAGTTACATCTAGGCGCTCAAGTAAATTTCTGAATAAGCCACTGGTGTTTGCACAGCCTTTGTCTGTGTAAAGGATGTTTGGAACACCATGCATCGGCTCTTGAGCAGAACGCTTTTGAATTGCATTTAAGAAAATCTCAATTAAGTTTTCAGAGCTTTCACTGCCATAGACATACTCAACATAAATTGAGCCTGAATAGTGGTCAGTCATGACATAGCGAATCACACGGTCATTTTCGATTTTCTTCACATTGGCAGGTTTGTTCTTGTAGAACTTTTTCTCATCCATCACTTGCATACCGCCTTTAGGCAGGTAAAACAAAACACAGACAGAGGCATCAACCTGCCAAACGTGGTTTGGATGTAGCGATTTTTGCTGTGTATGTGCCGATGGTGTAGCCAGTTGTTTTGGGTGGCACATATTTTGTTTCATGACACGCGCAACTGTTGCTGCTGATACTTTTGGTGCTTTACCGTCAGCGATAAGCATTTCCAGTGCAGTAGTCATCGGCAATGTCTTTTTACCATTGGCACGGGTTGCTACATGCACCATACCGCCGACCATTTCAGCAACTTCAGTCGGTACAACTGTTTTGCCTTTATCAGAGCGCTGTTTACGTTCAGATTTAAAACCTACTTTTTCAAGTTCACGGTAAAGTTGTGGTTTGCTAAGGCTTAAAAAGTCACAAGCAGTTTTAACAATCGCAGCTTTCCCACCAAACTCAGCAGCAGTAAGTTTGGCTGCAATCTCACGCAAATAATCTTGTTTTGCTAAGTTTGGATTTGTCATGATTACTGCTCCACGTTTGTTGCATCAAATGCAGCAGCGTCTTGATCAGCAGGTAACCATGCTGGGTTCACCATCGTTTCAAAATCAATTTGAATTCCAAATTCAACACTTGTTTGGGCAATCTGTTGAAATGCGCTGATAACAAGGGCTTCTAGTTGCTCTTGGATGTTGTAAAGGCCATGCTCGTTGATGGTGTCTAAAACAGAGTTGATAGTGTTCTTGAAGCGCACTGTGTCGTTGTGCATCATTAAGCATGCGCTGGTGGCTTCTTCTAAAGCCTTTGCAGCAATGAGTTGCTCTTCAGATTCAGCACGCTTTTTGATTTGAACTGGACTCTGGAGCTTGGTGATTTTTGAATCAAGCTCATTAATCTTTTCATCTTTCTTTTTAATTAACTGGTCTGATGCTTCTTTATCAAGTTGGGCTTCACGCAAAGCTCGTTTAAGTTCACGCACTGACATAGTTTCTATTTTGTCTAATGTGACTTCGCCGAAACTACCACCCTCATTAATGGTTTGAATGTCATCATCATCCAGTACAATTAGTTCTAAAAGTTTCGATTGGCTTTTTACAGCTTTCAAAACGGGAGACGTTTCCTGTTTTGCAAATTTCAAAGTTGCACTCATTAACTTGCGTGCAAGGCTTGGGTCGAAACCTAGCAACTCAACACGATTTGTAAATTCACCGTGTGGTGTTTGCTCTTTAAGAAGTAAGAGACGCGTACCTAGTTCAAATAAGTCTTCAACTGTACGTCTTTGGTAGAAACGAATACCGTCTTCTAGTGCTCCAACACTCAAATCACCGCTGTAATTCAATTGAGTTGCCAAACCAACCACAGCGTTTGTATGTTGCTGTATTAAGTCGACTTCTGTAATTACTTCATTGCTCATAATGAACCCTTATTAAATTAAAACTGTGTTTGTAGACGTTGCTTGTATTCATCAATACGCGCTTGCATGCGGTCACATTCTTCTTTGCATGAAGCGCCGAAACGAATTGCCTTCATGCTTGGTGCATAGTTGCCGTTATCGCGTTTTTCAGCCCAGCCATTTGCTTCAAGCGTTTGTAGTGCACGTGTGATAAACGTTGGTGATTCTTTTAGGCTTTCAGAAAGTTGCTTATTGCTAACGCCAGTAATGTAGTGACCACGTAGAGCGAATAAGACTGATAAAACTTTTCCTGCCGATTTATTTGTTGAACTCATGCCCATCTCCTTGAATAAACTTGATTGACATTAGTTGCTGTTTAAGAACTTCATTGTCTTGTTCAGCGAAGAACCATTGGACATATCCGAAGGCCGTTACGAAGATAATTAGGTAACGAAATGCAATACTTCCTAATTGTTTTTGTCTCATCTCTTTCCCCGTGTGCAAAAATGTGCGAATATGTGCGAAGTAACTAAACAGTGACTTTTTGTTTAGGCTCTGGTTTTAGTCCGAGCGCAACGGCAATCTTGTGGGCACGTCCAAAGTTTCCTTTAGATTGACCGTTGAGTACTTTGTAAACTTCTTGTGGGGTGAAACCTTTACTTTCAGCCCATGATGAAACAGGAATACCTTGTTCAATAAATTCCTGTTTAACTTCTTCGGGAGTTTTTAGGTGCATATTTAGTTTCCTCTGTGTGTCTAAAGTTGCATTAAGTAGAACTTATAGCACCACATTAGTAACTATTTAGTTACTTGTCAATATTATTGGAGTGTTTTTTGTGACTATTGGAGCAAGACTTAAAGAAGAGCGTGAGCGACTGGGTTATACGCAACCAGTTTTTGCTGAATTAGCAGGCACTACCAAGAAAAGTCAGATTGATTACGAGAAGGATTTGACACAACCAAAAGCTGGATATTTAGCTGCAATTGCCGAAGTTGGAGCAGATATTGGTTACATAGTAACGGGTAATAAATCACCAAAGTTACAAAATAGTGACTTTGCTTATGAGTTCGACTTAGTCAATGTTTATGATGTTTCGGTGTCTGCTGGTGATGGTGCAGTTTGTTTGGGTGAAACAGAACCTGCTAGCCGTTTGGCATTTAGAAAAGACTGGCTTGCAAGACATGGGCTTTATGCTAAGGACTTAGTCATCGTTTATGCCAAGGGCGATTCAATGGAGCCAACTATTCATGACAAAGAGCCTTTATTAATCAATACGATAGATAAAGAATTAACTGATGGCTTTATTTATGTTGTACGAAATCACGAAAATTTCTGGGTTAAACGTGTTCAACGCCAATTTAATGAATTGCTATTGTTGTCAGATAATGAAAAATATTTACCTATGAAACTTGATTTAAACGAATCAACAGATGTTGAAATTATTGGCAGATGGATACCACCAAGTCGCGGGACTTTTTATTGATATGAAAAAGTTAATTAGTGTTGTTGGATTATTATTATTAGCTGGTTGCTCTGCACAAAAACAACCACAGTCAGAAGCTCCTTATGTGAAACAAAACTATAGTGAATCTGACCCAGCTGCAAAGTTGAGTGTTTCCCAATTTGCCAACGTGGTTAAAAGTATATATCCAGCCTATCAAATTAATCATTCAAAAGATGGTGGTGAAGTAAAATTCTTACCAAATGATGTCAAAGCAGATACTAAATTTGTGCCAAATAATAATTGGTACAGCATTAAAATTATTAAAGACCCAAACACGGAAAATTGGAAAGGTTTAGTTGTTGAGGTTTTTAATAAAGAATCTTATGAACAGTCTAAAAACGTTGCTTTTAAAGACTGTCAAAAGATTTTAGGGAATATTGATAACCGAGTACCAACAGTTATTTATGAACTGGAAGATCGTATAAATAAGACTAAAACTGAGTCATCTAAAAACCTGTCTTCGGTGCACCGTTATGGATATACCGTTTACTATGATGCAAGCCATTACAATGAAGGCTATCCAGTATCTTGTATGGTTGGTATTTAGAACCATAAACTGAGCGGAAGCATTTCCGCCTGATAAAAAAATAGTTCAGATAGGAACATAGCCTCATCATTTGATGGGGTTTTTTTGTGAACAAAACTTTTCAAACAGCACTAAAACGAGTGCTTCAACATGAAGGTGGATATGTAAATCATCCATCTGATCCCGGTGGTGAAACCAATTACGGCATTACAAAAAGTGTTGCCCGCCAGTACGGTTATAAAGGCTCAATGAAAGACATCCCGATGGATATTGTTGAAGCGGTTTATAAAAAACAATACTGGGATGCAATGAGCTGTGACAGTTTCCCATTCTCAGTGGCTTTCCAGTTGTTTGATGCAGCCGTAAACCATGGGTTGCTTAATTCCCGCAAACTCCTACAACGTGCAGTTGGTGTGAAGGATGATGGGATTATTGGCCCTGCAACTTTGGCTGCAATTCGTAAACAACCACAGTTTGCATTAATCAGTTTATTCAACTCCAAACGTATTGAATTCTATACAAAGATTTCAACTTTCAATGTCTTTGGTAAAGGCTGGATGGCACGGGTTGCACTAAATCTCAGCTACGCAGCGGAGGATATGGCATGAGTCAATGGAAGCGAAATTTCCGACGTCAGCTAGTTAAAAGTCAAAATGGTTTGGTAAATCAAAATAAACCAATTGATTCACAATATATTCAAGGTGTTGCAGTAAAGCTCAAAAAGCGCTGGATTGTAGAAAATTGGCGTAGTGGTTGGTTGTGGTTGTCGAACTGGTTCTTTGCATTAATTGCATATATTCAATTATATGGCGTGCCACCAGAATTGATTCAATTACTCCCGTTAGCAACTCAGAAAGATGTAACAGCTACTTTGGCTGTCTTGGGCTTTTTTACTCGTTTTATTGATCAAAACCGTGCCAAGCCTTTGCCACCAGTTGACGAGGACAATTAATGCAAATCAACCCCGCAACTGTGTTAGCTCTGGTTTCGTTTCTTTGTAACTTTGGGCTTGGTGTTTATATCTTTGTTTCAAATCGCCAAGCCGCCAAAGATAAAGAGCTGCAAGAAACTAAAGAGCGTTTGACTCAAGTAGAAGAACGCATTCGCAACATGCCTGATCACCAAGTGATCTATCAAATGTCTGGTGATATGAAAGCCTTAAAAGAGTCTGTTGCGGGGTTGAAAGAACTTATCTCCCCCTTAGCAAAGGCGGTAGATCGTGTGAATGATTACTTATTGCATAACAAGGATTAAATATGAGCTTCGCCAATCATTTAAAAGAAGACATGCGCTTGGTGGTATTGCGCCTTTTACATGAATTACCACAGTACCGTTCTAACTCGTCTGTCCTTGTTGCTGGTCTGGATCGTTTCGGTCATAGCTTTAGTCGGGATCAGGTTAAGACAGAATTACACTGGCTTGCCGATCAGGGCTTAGTTGTCCTTGAAGATGACCTTGGTTCTGTATTGGTCGTGAAATTGACTGAGCGCGGAATGGATGTCGCTACTGGGCGGATTACAACACATGGTGTTAAACGTCCTTCTGCATAGGAGCAAGTATGTCAAAGTCTTTTATGCATAAATTGTCGGATGAGCAGCGCGCCTTTGTAGAGAAATTGCTGCGTGAAGATCGACTGACATTAAATGAAATGCTTGATGAAATTCGTGCTGAATTTCCAGCCGATTCTATTCCAAGTCGTTCCGCTTTAGGCCGTGAAAAGAAAAACTGGGCTGAAGAAGCCAAGGCTATGCGTGAATTTGCCGCTGCCTCTGAGGTTCTGGTTAAAGAGTTTGGTGAAGACCCTGACGATAAAGGCGGCATGTTATTGGCTCAGGCTATCCAAGCGATTGTTACAAAGAAAGCTTTAGACGAATTAACTAATGACGGAACAAATCCAGAAAAGCCCAAAATGGATATTGATTCTGTTGGGGCCTTGGCACGTGCAGCCCGTGCAGCAATGATGACCAAAGAAAAAGCAATGGATAACCGTGAAGAAGTTCGACGTCAAGCACGTGAAGAGCTGCTTAAAGAACAAGATGAAAACCTCAAAAAAGCTGCTGCATCTCAAGGCATGGGTGAAGAGCAAATCCAGTTCTGGCGTGAAAAAGTGTTAGGTATTAAATAATGAATACACCGAAGCCTCGGCAAGATACAGTTCGTGTTATTGAATGGGATGAACTGCCAGAACGGGCGCGTAATATTCCGAATAATTTGAATCCGTTTGAGGAAGGTGTTTTGATGAAACACCAAATTGAATGGCTGAAGATTAAGACAGACATTAAGGCCTGTCCTAAAGGACGTCGAACCGGTATTACTTTTGCCGAAAGTTTTGATGCAGTATTTACAGCCGCCGCAAGTAAAGAAGCTGGCGGTATGAGTGTTTACTATATTGGGGATACCAAAGAAAAAGGCCTTGAGTTTATTGGTTACTGTGCCAAGTTTTCACGTGTCATTGCAGAAGCCCAAGGCCAAGGTATATCTCAAATTGAAGAGTTTCTTTTTGAGGACCAAAACGATAAAGGTGAAACACGCCAGATCACTGCTTATCGCGTCCGTTACTCCAGTGGTTTCCAAATCGTTGCATTATCCAGCCGACCTGAAAACATTCGTGGTCTACAGGGTAAAGTAATTATTGATGAGGCTGCATTCCATCCGAATGTTCAGGGCGTAATTGAAGCTGCTACGGCTTTGCTTATTTGGGGTGGCCGTATCTCAGTCATTAGCTCGCATAATGGCAAGAACAATCCATTCAATCAATTTGTCAAAGATATTGAAAATGGTGTGTTTGGTGAAGATGCAGCTGTGCATGTAGTTACTTTTGATGATGCTGTTGCTAATGGTTTGTATGAGCGTGTCTGCTTTATGCAAGGTAAAAAGCCAACTATTGAAGGTAAAGAAAAATGGTACACAAAAATTCGTAAAGCTTATGGTAGCCGTAAGGCAGCCATGCGTGAAGAATTAGACGCAATTCCCCGTGATGGTTCATCGGTATGTTTACCTACATTGTGGGTAGAGCGTGCAATGACGGAGGTCAGGACGGTATTGCGCCTGCAATTAGGTGATGATTTCACAGAACTGACACCAGACGAACGTGACGCATATATTGACGACTGGATTCAACGTTATTTAGAACCTGAATTGCAGAAGCTTGATAAGACTAAGCAGCATTGCGCTGGGCAAGACTACGCACGTCACCGTGACTTTAGTTTTATTTTGCCATTTTATATAGCGCAAGATTTACGTCGGATTGCACCCTTTGCGATTGAAATGCACAAAGTACCGTCACGATTACAGCAAAAAATCTTGTGGTATATGTTGGATCGTCTACCGCGCTTTGGTGGTATTGCAATGGATGCTACGGGTAACGGTGAAACTATTGCCGAGAATACTGCCGAGAAATATGGTGCACACATGGTGCATCAAATCAAATTGAGTCGTGCTTGGTATGGCTTATGGACACCTAAACTGGTCACCGCTTTTGAAGAAGATATGATTGATTTACCAATCGATGCTGACTTAAAAAATGACTGCTCTGCGATTGAGGAAGTTGACGGCATTTACATGGTGTCAAAAGCACGTGCAAAGGATATTAAAGACCCTGAGCTGTATCGTCATGGTGACGGTGCTGTTGCAATGATTCTGGCTTGGTTTGCAAGTTTGCATCTGGCAACTGCTATTGAATTTACTCCACTACCTTCAAAAGAGGAAATGGAGCTAAGTGATGATTATGATGACTGGTCTGGTGCAATTAGCTGGTTCTAGTCATGCCTAAGTCTTCAATATGTACATGATGTGAACCAAGTACAAAATCACACTTTAAAAAGAATGTATGTCTGTATTTTCGGCCATATATATTTTCTAAATCTAAATAAATGGACCTTTCAAACGATACATTAGACTTGTATTTATCTATTTCTTCTTTAGTTAAATGAGGACTGAATGTGCGATTAGAATTTTTAGCTAAAATCGAAGGTGGTAATGATGGCCCAGCCCCAAGGTGAAAAATCACATTTTTAGCATCATGGTCACTTTTATTTTCAAAGATAATTGTAAACATAAAAGTTTGTTTACCAAAACCATCACCAGATACCTGAATACCTCCGCGAGCAGAAATAAAAGGAGTAGCGGCATTATGTCGCTCTTCTAGCTCTGTTTTCTGCAACTCACTCATTAGTTTTTGTTGGTCAACTGACTCCTTCATTTCAGCGACTTGTAATTGAAGCGCTTCAGTACTTGCTCTTAACTCTTCACTTTGAATCCTGATTGATTCATTGTTTTGCTTATATCCCAAGATTAAAAATAAAAAAGCTAATGGTGCAAAAGCACCTGCTAGAAAGTCACCTAATTCATTTGAAGGGAGTAAAACGTTTTCCCCCTCACTTAAGCAAAATATTAGGGTGTATAAAATAATGAAAGACAAATATAAAACAACTACCCAAAAAGCCCATGTTTTATAAATAGGTATTTTCGGTGTTGGTGTTGGTGTTGGTGTTGGTGTTGGTGTTGGTGTTGGTGTTGGTGTTGGTGTTGGTGTTGAGTTTTGCACGGAAGTACTTCCCCCTGATTATGAAGTTTTAATTTTTTAATAATTAAAAACGAGGTGACGACACTTGCTGGAACAAGAATCGCCCCCTTTGGTAAAAGTGCTACCGCAGGCTTAGCCTCGTTACTGTGCACACAGTCATTGCAGGCTATCAAAAATGAAAAAGTTTTGCAGTAGGTGAAATAATGAAAACCAAGCCAATTGTTCCTTGGATGGGTGGCAAGCGTCGTCTGGTGTCGCAACTGATTGAAAAAATGCCAGAACACCAATGTTATGTAGAGTTATTTGCGGGTGGCGCAGCACTATTTTTTATGCGAGAAGAACAATCAAAAGTTGAAGTCATTAATGATTTAAACGGTGAGCTGGTGAACTTATATCGAGTGGTGCAGCATCACCTTGAAGAGTTCGTGCGCCAATTTAAATGGGCGCTGGTCAGTCGCCAGATGTTTGAATGGCTTAAATCTGCAAGTGTTGAAATGATGACTGACATTCAACGTGCAGCTCGTTTCTATTATTTGCAGCACACAGCATTTGGAGCCAAGGTATCTGGTCAAACTTTTGGTACAAGAACGGCAGGCAGACCAGTAAACTTGCTCCGAATAGAAGAACAATTGAGTGAAGCGCATTTGCGTCTGTCTGGAGTAACCGTTGAGCATTTAACTTGGGATGCATGTCTATTGAAGTATGACCGTCCACATAGTTTTATGTATGCCGATCCACCGTACTGGAAATTAGCTGGCTACGGTGTAGGTTTTGGTTTGGATCAATATGAAAAAATGGCTGAACTAATGAAGACCTGTAAAAGTAAAGTCATGCTCTCGATAAATGATCATGAAGACATGCGTGCCACATTTGATGGGTTGAATATTGCGACCACCAAAATTAAATATTCAGTGGGTAATTCTGGCTCAGGTCGTGATGAAAAACAGGAACTCATCATTACTAATTACTGAAGCATGACGTTTATAGATTTATAAATCTTTATAAACGCTCTTTACGGCATTTATTTTGTATTTTGCTGCAATGATCCGTAAAACTAAATAAGTCGCTTAAATCGCAAATCAGCGCATGAAATTGGGCGGAAGCATTTCCGCCTGATTTTAAGCCAGCTAAAATTCCACAATGGTGCAGAATCCTCAAATTGTATTTGCATCTATCATGGCTAAAAAAGACCGCACTTCTAAAAAACAAGATCGTACTGCACTTGAAACTAATCAGACTGCTGAAATTGCATGGCTCACCAATCAGGCTCAAGAACATCCTGTCGTTGGATTGACGCCACAGCAGTTATATCGCTTACTTACCGATGCTGAACAAGGCAACTTACAAGCTCAAGCTGACCTGTTTGCAGATATGGAAGAACGTGACGGCCATATATTTTCCGAAATGGATAAACGCAAGAAAGGCATTAACGGCCTAGATTGGGGTGTTAAACCGCCCAAAAATGCATCTGAGCAAGAAAAGAAAATTGCTGAAGAAGTTCGTGAATGGATTGAGGACATTCAAGACTTTGAGATGTTTTTGTTTGATGCGATGGATGCTGTTGGACATGGTTACAGCTGCCAAGAAATTGAATGGCATCAAGTTGGCAATTTGTGGCTACCGAAAAGCTTTGAGCACCAGCTAGCGCGTAATTTCATGACACCTTTTGATAAACCAAATGAGTTACGTCTGAATGATGGCTCTCCAGAAGGTGCAGAATTTTGGGACTTTGGATGGTTCATTCATCGTCATAAAGCTAAATCAGGATACATTGCCAGATCTGGTTTACACCGAATTTTGTGCTGGCCGTTTATCTTTAAGAATTACGGCATTCGTGATGTCATGCAGTTCCTAGAAGTTTACGGTCTGCCAATCCGACTTGGTAAATATCCTTCAGGTGCAACTGATCAGGAAAAAATGACTTTGCTGCGCGCAGTTATGTCGATTGGTCGAAATGCGGGTGGGATCATTCCTAATGGTATGAGCCTAGATTTTGAATCAGCTGCTGACGGTGACACCAAGAACCACATGTCACTTATTGATTGGTGTGAGAAAACAGCTTCAAAAATTATTGTAGGTGGAACTTTATTAAGTCAGGCCGATGGTAAAACCAGTACCAATGCCCAATCAAATACACATGAGCTTCAGTTCGAAAAAATTATTAAGTCTGATGCTAAACAATTGGCACGGTCATTAACTGATTACCTTGTCAGCGCTTTAATGCGTTTGAACTATCCAAATATTCAACCTGATCGTTATCCGAGCTTTTTCTTTGATACGTCTGATACTGAAGACATGCAGGTCTTTGGTGAATCGCTTGAAAAATTGGTACGTGTTGGCATGAGAATCCCTGTGTCATGGCCTCATGAAAAACTTGGTATTCCACAGCCTGCCGATGACAAAGAACCAATCCTAACAATTCAAAATGGGCCTATGCCTAATTTGGCAATGAACACATACCAGCCCCAGTTGTTGGGCGGCATTATTGCTGCCAATTCAGCACAGCTACCTATTGAAGAGCAATCCCTGCAACTGTTGCTGAAGGATCAGACAAATATTGCACAAGATACAGTTGAGTCGTGGACCAAGCAGCTCTTAGCAAAGATACAGTCAGGCAATGAGGAAGAGATACTTGCACTTTTGCAAGATGCATATCCAGCCGATGACGAACCAGCATTACAGGAAAAACTCACACGCTTGATATTTGCAAGTGAAGTATTGGGCCGTCTGAGTGTTCAAGCGGAGCAAAGCTAATGCCTACAGCACAACGGCCAGAGCTGAACGCTCTGTTTACATTGCCCCCTGAAGATGCAATTTCTTATTTAGAAAAGAAAGGCTTCAAGATCGGTTGGGACTGGCATGAAACACTGGATAATGCACACAGCAAAGCATTTACCGTGGCAAAAGTTGCACGTATGGATCTGCTCCAAGATATTCGCCAGTCGTTAATTACAGCGATGCAGCAAGGCCAGTCGCTTGAGCAGTGGAAAGCTAGTATTACGCCTACGCTTCAAGACAAAGGCTGGTGGGGAAAGAAAATAGTTGTTAACCCTGAAGGCCGTGAACAGGAAGTACAGCTTGGTAGCCCACGTCGATTGCGAACAATTTATGAAACAAATATGCAGTCTGCTTTTGCAGCTGGTCGTTATAAAGCCATGCTTGCAAGTGCTGAAACTCGTCCATATTGGGAATGGCGTCATATCTCAATTAGTAACCCGCGCAAACAACATGTGGCCTTGAATGGAAAAATTTTTAGCTATGACGATCCATTTTGGTCGGTAGCCTATCCACCGTCAGAATGGGGTTGTAAATGCCGTATTATTGCCCGATCCAGACGTGAGGTTGAAGGCAAAGAAATATTAACTGGCAAAGGTCATGCCCGAACAATTAATGAAAAAATTGGTATAGATCGTAATACTGGTATGAATGTTGTTGCCAAGCGGACTGAATTTAATATTCCAACCAAAGACGGCACGCTGACCTTCGCTCCAGCATCAGGCTTCAATGGTTCACCAGCTACCAGTTACTTGCTTGATAATGTAATGGCACAACGGGCAACCGATTTAATGGGTTCGTACAAAGGTTTAAAACAAACTCAGGAATTATTGAATACACCAACACGGGCTAAAATCCACGAAAAGTTTATTCAGAATGCCTTGCATCTGGCCGAGCCTAGAAATGAGACCAGTACCATTGGCTCCCTTCAGGATGTTGCCGTGAAATCACTCTTCAGCAGAGGCGTACCGATTGAATCACCAATTTTATTTTTAAGTGATGCAATTATTGTTAATAAAGAATATTCAGATATAGCGGTTAGCCGATTGATGGCCTTGCCTCAATTACTTACTGAAGCCAAGCAAATATTTTGGGATCCCAAAAGCGAGCTATTGTTTTATGTGCTTGAAAAAGATGTTGTTCAGTTCTCAATGAGCGAAACAACACGCACTTTTGGTGTGTCTCAGATTGTGCGTAAAAAAGACTGGCAATCTGAAGGACTGGAGTTGATTCAATGACGATAGAACTGGGTAATAGAGAATTAAGGACACGTCTCACTCGGGTTGCTGAAGCAATGCTTGATACATCGCCTTTAGGACATTCAATTGCCAATAGCTTTTTGACTGTTACCGAAGACAACTTTGACTCCGAAGGTCGGCCTGCATGGGCTGGTTTAAGTCCAGTGACTTTGGCCCGTCGCAAGTCAGGGAAAATGCTTTTTCAATCAGGTCAATTGCGACGCAGCATTACAACACGTGTGTCAGATAATGAAGTCGAGATTGGGACTAATGATCCTAAAGCTCCAACACAACATTTTGGTGCGAAGCAAGGTCAATATGGCAAGTCTTCTAGAAATGGGCCACTTCCTTGGGGAGATATTCCTGCAAGACCATTTTTACCAATGGATGAGCAAGGCAATTTACAACATGAGGCAGAGCTTGCCATATTTGATGATGTAGACCATTACTGGCATCAGATATTTAATTTCTAAAACTGGGCGGAAGTGTTTCCGCCTGATCTTTTTTCTCCCCTCATTCTAATCTCATAACATCTTTTAAAAAGTTGATGTTATGACCGATTCAGTTCTTGTAGCTCAATGCTCATTTGATTTAGCAGTATCGTCCGATCAAACGGAATATTTGGTATTGGTTCCTGAAGGTGTTTTCGAAGGCCGTGATGGACGTCCTACTGATGCACCTCATTGGGTTCTTACACCAGAACGAGGTCGTGAAATCGTTGCTGCATTGAATCAACACAAGGTTGATATGGTCATCGACTACGAACACGCCACATTAAAAAGCCAGAGTACAGGTGAACCTGCACCAGCTGCTGGCTGGTTGAAATCTGCAAACTTCAGGTATATCGATGGAGTTGGAATATGTAGCACTAAATTTGAATGGCTTGATAAAGCAAAAGCCTTTATTGAGTCGGGTGAATACAAATATTTATCGCCTGTATTTTTCTACAACAAACAAGGCGAAATCCTAGCCTTAATCAATGTCGCTTTAACAAACAACCCTGCATTAGACCAGTTGCCCGAAGCCAAGCTTGCCGCGGCAGCTCAGCAATTTTTTGCCCAAAACAATGATGAGGATTCAACAATGAATGAGTTTCTAAAGCTCATGCTTAAAAAACTGGGGCTGGCTGAAACCGCTTCAGAACAAGAAGTGTTGGCAGCTGCCAATAGTGTTTTCACTAAACTTGATGGTGCTTTTGGTACTTCAACTGCTAATGATCAGACCTTATTGGCTGCTATCGATAAAGCCATTGAAGTCAAGGCGGCAGCAAACAGTCAGGCTGTTGTTGATCCGACCAAGTTTGTACCAATCGCTGTATACCAAGAAGCCGTTGCAAAAGCTGTTACTGCCGAAGCCGCTCAAAATACAAAAGAGATTGATGACCTCATCCTTGCAGCTTGTAGTGATGGGCGTTTAACAGGTGAAGTAACTATTAACTATTACAAAGAACTGGCAAAGACTAATCCTGATGTTGCTAAAGCCCAAATTGAAGCTTTGCCAAAAATTGCAGCATTAACCCAAAAACAGACCACAACTCACCAACATAACCAGCCTAACCAACAGTCAGTTTCTGCTGAGACCTTAGCTGTTGGTAACTTGATGGGTATTGACTGGAACGAGGTTAAATAAATATGAGCAGTATTTTAACTCAAGAAGAACGACAAACTGAGCGACGTGAAGTTGGTTTGATTCACGTGCCAGTTAAAGCTGGTGCAACAGTAGTGGCTGGGTTTATTGCGGTTGTAGATGCAACAGGTCATGCGGTAACTGCAACAGCTGCAACAGGCCTAACTTATCTGGGTCGATATGAAGACAGTGTTGATAACACAGAAGGTGGAGATGGTGATGTATACGTTTTAGTACGTACTCATGACGCATTCCTATTTGCCAACAGTGCTACAGACCCAGTAACTCAGGCATCGTTTGGCAAGCCTTGCTATATCGAAAATAAAGAAACAGTTGCCGAAACAGATGCTGGTGGAACCTTATCTGTAGCTGGTCGTGTGGTTGGTGTTGATGAAAATGGAGTGTGGATCGAATGATTGTTAATGGCGCGAATTTAAATGCGATTTTCTTAAACCTTAATAAGGTCTTCAACCAGACATTTAACGATGTTCCTGTTGAATATCCATCTATTGCTATGGTTGTTCCAAGTAATGGTGCATACGTAGATTATCGCTGGTTAGCTAATTTTCCTCAGATGAAGGAATGGATCGGTAAAAAACACATTACCAAGCTTGCTGAATATGACTATGTCATTCGCAACAAAGATTATGCAGCAACAATTGAAGTGCGTCGCAATGACATCGAAGATGACCAGATTGGTATCTACAAGCCGCAAGCTGAATCGGCTGCTTGGTCTGCAAAACAGCATCCAGATGAATTGGTTTTTGAAGCAGTAAATAAAGCATTTACGGCTAAATGTTATGACGGTCAACCGATGATTTCAGGAAGTCATAAAGTTGGCAAGTTGACCTTTAGCAATAAAGGAACCAAAAAACTTTCGATTGCTTCATTAGCAGCAGCTCAAGCTTCATACGGTGTGGCACGCACTACTATGATGAAATTCAAAGACGAATCTGGCCGCCCTTTGAATGTTAAGCCGAACATTTTACTTGTGCCTCCAGCACAGGAAGATGTAGCTAATGCCTTGATGACAGTTGACCGCTTGGAAGATGGTAAACCAAACCCTTATAAGGGTACAGCTAAGGTACAAGTGTCAACACGTTTGACTGATGACGATGCATGGTTCTTGTTGGACAACACAAAACCTGTAAAACCTTTTGTATATCAGGTGCGTAAAAAACCAGTTTTTGTTTCACAAACCAATATGGACTCTCCATCTGTATTTATGGAAGGTGTTTTCTATTTTGGTGCTGAAGCACGTGGTGCTGCGGGTTATGGCTTCTGGCAAACCATTTACGGCTCAACTGGTAAGGAGGCGTAAGCCATGTATGCAACGGCAGATGCGATGATTGCAAAGTTTGGTGAGCGTGAACTTATTCAGCTCACTGACAATGAAGCTCCATATTTGGAAGTCATTAACTATGACAAGCTGAATAAGGCATTACAGCACGCTAACTCTCAAATTGAGGGCTATCTTGTTGGTCGCTATAAGCTGCCGTTGCAAACAGTTCCGCCATTTTTAGAATCCATTGCATGTGACATGGCCCGCTACCATGCCTGCACTGGAGCATTTTCTGAAAATGATCCAATTCGTACACGTTACGACGATGCGATTAAAACATTAAAGGAAATCGCCAAAGGTACAGTCAGTCTTGGTAATGCTCCAGCTGGTGAGTCTGAGCCAGTTAAAACGTCCTCAAATAATGTGATGTTTCAGGTCGGGCGCAATGATTTTGGAGGTAAAGGCTGGTGATTAATTTAAGCGTTGTCGAGCAAGCTGTTAAACAAGTCATGGCTAATCAGGTCACTGCTAAAAAATGGACTTGGGTTCGTCAAATTAAAACGTATGGCGGGGAATTTGATGATGGCTTGACTGCTATTGTTAAAGGATTCCCAGCAATATGGGTAGTTTTTGAAGGTTCTGGCACCCCAAAAAAGATCAGCTATAACAAGACTCAATATCCAGTGACTTTTGTAGTACTTGTTGGTGCTCGCTCTGTACGTAATGAGGAAGCACGTCGTCAAGGTGCTGGAGGTGATATTGGTACATACGAAATGCTGCATCATGTTCACCAGCTCTTGATTGGTAATGACCTTTCATCAGTTGGTGTCAAAGGGCTTGAGCCTTTGGAATTAGGCAAAACCAAAACCATTTTTAATACTAAAACTGCTAGTCAGTCGATTAGTGTGCTTTCCCAAGCATTTACTACGCAATACACAATTACTGCTTCTGATCGTGACCGTGAAGAAGCTGATGAATCTATTGGTGAAATCCATCGAATCAATGTCGATTATTTCTTTGAGCCGGGTGATGACGTTAAAGACGCTTCTGATCTGGTTGAACTGAAGGAAAATAAATAATGAGTATTCCTGCTGGTATTAAAACACCGGGCGTTTATACAGACGTCAATATCAATACCCTCCGCACAGGGCTTCCAGCCAATGAGCAAAAAGTTCTTTTTGTGACGCTAGATGTTTTGTCCGGACAATTCACCCCAGTTGATGTTTATGACACAGCTGGAGCCGATGCTAAGTTTGGTGGCAATTCGCAAGCTGGTCGCATGATTAAAGCTGCGGTTAAAACCTATCGTCTCGTTAATGCTCAGGCTGTGGCTTTGGCTGTTGAAGGCGTACAAACACAGGCTGCTTTACATACCGAAGAAGGTGACCCATTGCTTGCACAAGACGGTGCTTTGATTGAACCATAAGGAGTAATATATGGCTCAACAAATCGTGGTTGAAGTGCCCGGCACTAAGATCAGTGAACTTGAAAAGGCTTCTAGTATTTCACGTAATGATGTAACGCCTGTAGTACAGGCTGATGAAACTAAACAAGCTGAAATTGGGCAGATAGCTGATTTAGTCAAATCTGAGTTAGGTTCTGCTGCATTAAAAAATGAATCTGATTTTGCAACACCTTCTGCTGTTACTGAAGCAGAGGCAGCAAGTCAAGCTAGAGATGATGCTCAAAATGAGCGAATTGATAGTGTGGAGCATGGCTTAGTTTCAATCGGTAGCGGTGCTGATGCTTCATTCAGCACTTATGCGGAAATGATTGCTTATGTTCCACCAAAGGCAAATGTTTCAGTTCGAAATAATGATCCTGATCCTGCATTGCGGGGTGTATACACGTGGACAGGTACACAATATGTTGATGGTTATGATCCGCTTGATGCATCACTTGAATATATAAATGCTATTAGTGCTCTAACTAAGAATGCAACAGTCTTTTATCCATTCAGTACGAAAAAACGAAATAATATTTCTGTAAGCCCCGTATCTGCTATACATGAGCAATATTTAAAATCATATATTTTAGATATTAAAGTGAATGGCGCAGACCCAAACAAATACTATCGTATACAGCAAATCAGTACTCCTACGAATGCTTCTGTGCCAAATCGCTGGGTGTTCGAGGTTCTGAATAAGGTTAATTTTGATACGGCTGAGACACGTGACAAGTTAATTACTGCTGTTTTCCCAATTACCAAAAATACTGGAATTCAAACTTTTGATCTGATTGACGGTGATACTGCCATTAGTGTTACAGTGGATACTAATAAACTTCCAGCTAGTGATTTTTACTCAGTATCTTCAGCTGATAACTCTTATACATATATTATTGATCCGAGCCGTTATATTGCGTCAGCGTTTAAAAAATCTGATGCTCTCGCTTATGTTGATTCGTTTAGTGCGCTCACAAAAAACTCAACTGTATTGTTTCCATTTAGTACGATTAAGCGAAATAAAGTCAATGAAAGTACAGTTGGTTCACACGATAATATTTTAAGGAACTATATTTTAAATATCAGTGTAATGAATGCTGATATGACTAAGTACTATCGTTTGCAACAATTTTTCAGTCCAGATCAGGCTACTACTCCAAATCGCTGGATATTTGAAGTTTTAAATCGCGCTAATTTCGATACGTCTGAAACACGAGTCAAATCTATTACAGCTGATCTTCCGGTCATCAAAAACGTTGGAATTAAGACTTTCTATATTGTTGATAGTGATTTAACTATTGCTGTTACTGTTGATACTAACAAGACACCTGCAAATAGTTTTTACTCATATGCATCAACGGATAACTCTTACACCTATATCATTGATCCAAGTTTGTATTTCTATTCTGCTGTAACGCGTAATGATCTTAATACAATTGATGAGAGAATTAATAAGCTTACAAAACCAAATCAGTTAGTTAACTTGCTAAATGATTTAAGAAATCCCATACAAACTGTAAACATCTGTTTTATTGGGGATTCAATTGATTTTGGTGTTGGCGCAACTGGTATTGGCACAGGAACACACGGTACAGCAATTGCACGATGCCATGTAAATTTAATTCGTGATTACTTGGGAACGACATTCTGCACAAGTGCTCGTTTTGGTGATGAAACAATTGTTAACGATGGTGAGGCTTACTATACAAGTAATGGTGTAAGTGTTTTAAGCTCACAATTGTCTTATTTTACGTTTAAAAATAGTGCTACAGGTAAAGTATTTTCAGTAAATGAAATGCAAGCTTTAGTTGGCTCAAACCCAAGTTCCCCATCTGGCACATTCATTGATTTGAAAAGCCCATCAATTTCTAGTGCTCCAACGGACATGGAGTTTGACTTTAATGGAAGTGCATTCACTATTAATTATGCAAAACTTGGTAATGGTAGCGAAAGTGAGTCAATGATTGATGTTTTTGTGAATGATGAACTTCACTCAAGTTTCAATGTGTTCTCTGCTTCTCCAGACTTTGGATTTTCTACAACTATTTCTGACCTTGCCGAAGGTAAAAAGAAAATTCGAATTGCGAATAGATTAAATAATTCATCAATTTATGCTCGACTAGTATCTATCAGTGCAACTCGAAAAATTTCTGTCATAAACGAGGGTGTGTCAGGTTGGAGTACAAATAACTGGCTTGCTAACGATTATATCTCTAGCAAAATCACATCTAAGCTGAACTATGTTTTTACAAAGCTAGGGACAAATGATCGACATACAACCCAGAAAATCGGGACGTTCAAAAATCAATACAATCAGATTCTTGATCGAATCTACGCTAAAAATAGCAATGCTCAAATCATCATAGTATCTCCGCCACCAGTCACACAAGATGAAGATCCTGTTACGAGCAATTATAAATTTAGGATTGCAGACGTTGATTACGCATTAGCGGGTATTGCTAAATCACGAAATATCTCGTTTATCAGTTTATTTGAAGAACTATCAAAACTTAAGGCAAGAGGCATAGTTTTTCTTGGCGACAACATTCATCCGAATGATTACGGGTATGGGGTTATCGCTGAATACATTATTTCTCTGATTTTGAGTAGTCTAAGAGGATTAGAATCATGACACTCCAAGCAACACTCGACACAATCGCCCCTTTAGGCCATACCATCATTGCTGTGTCAGCGCCTCCAGCAGCTGGGGCTGACACGACAGCATGGATTAACCATTTAACTTCTGTCAGCGACTCAATTGAGCAACGTCCAGCAATTCTAGTTGTACCATTTTCAGATATTGAAGCAGCTGAAGCTTTTGCTGACCAAGCCCCAGTAAAAACCAATTACCGTGTTTTAGTGGTTTGTTATAACGGTGCTACGGGTCAAGAGCCTGAACTTGCAGCTGCTATGGCTGCTGCGTTAGCCGACTCTAATGACCCGGCATTACCATTCAATGGTATTAATTTGGGTGGTCTTACATCTGTCGACGATAAGTTCAAGCTTACATTTGAACGAATGGAAGCAGCGATGAAAAAAGGTGTATGTATGATCGAAACGGGTGCAGACGGTAAACCGGAAATTGTACGTGCCATTTCGACTTATCGTATTAACCCGGATTCTGGTGAGTCTGACGATCTTATGCTTGATATCAATGGCGTATTGGTAGTGGACTATACTCGTAAAGTTGTGCGTCAGGACCTTAAAAAAGAACGACGTCGTAAAAACACAGCAGCACAACGTCGTAATATTAAATCTATTATTGCTCGGCGATTAATTCAGCTTGAAGATGCTGAAATTCTAGAAAACGTTCGCGATAATTTGGATGAAATTGTTGTGTCTTCTGATGTAACAGATAGCTCCCGTGTAAATGTCAAAATCCCTACTTACTGGGTACGTGGTATGCATGTAATTGCAGCAACGCTTGATATCTATTGATTCGCCTAGATCAGATCATAAAAGGCCGCGTATTGCGGTCTTTTTTATTATTAGGCGGAAGTATTTCCGCCTGATCTTATTTAAATAGTTATTTGACAATGGGTCATCTTAAAAAAGAGTGTTGAACAATGTCTGAAGATGCAGTTGGTGCAATCGTCATGAGCTTTAACGGGCTGGATTATGACGTTGCTCGTTTTACATCATCAATTACTACGGGCAATCGCCCAGTCCCAACAATGAACCGTAAACAACGGGTGAAATATAAATCAAAAGGAATCACAACTTACCAGCTTACAGCTTCTGTAGTCATTCCTAATGGTAAGGACACAGTCAATTGGTTGGCAGTTGAAGATGGTCGACTTTCTGTTGAATCGCCAGATGGCAAGTACCGTGAAACGTTTATTGACTGTAATGTACAAACAGTAAGTAAGGCATACAACGTGGATGGTGAAACCATGCGTGATATAGAAATGTTCTGCTTAGATTATCTTGATGAGACAGTATAAAAATGGAAAGAATTTTTGTAGATGGTGATTTGCCTGTAGCAATTAATCTTAAACAGGCAAAGAAAACAGTCAAATGCACAAAATACGTGATGTCTTCATTAACAGCTCTTGAATACGTCGAAGCTCAAGCGAAAATTACTGGTCTGCAATACATTGCTATTTCAGATATTGTCGCGATGCTTAAGTTAGTTGATGAAGCTGGCAATCAATATGAACCTACCTATGAAGATATTGCCCAAACTTCATCATTTAACCTAATCCACTTCAATGAGAAAAAAGCAGAACTGGAGGCAAAGGTCAAAGCCGCGAATTAATTGGGCGCGTTCAGTTAATTCGAGCATTAATGGCTATTGGTATCCCATATGCAGATGCAATTAATTTGCCTCTGCATATTGCAATGGCTTTCCTTGGTGCTACGCGGCCTTTAACTCGTCAAGTGGAATCTGAACCTGCAGATACACCTCAAGCGCCACCAAAATCATCCGTCACAACCCATACTCAAACCAATGGGAACAGCTCTACAGTGACAAAAACTTATGTGACCAATGTTCGCAAACATTCAAAACCAAAGGGCTAAGCTATGAGTGGAAGCAATTCTACGGTTTCTCTTACCTTGCAGATCCGGGGGCAACAAGCTGCACAAGAGATGAAACGTATCTCTGATCAGCAAGTTCAAGCCACAACTAAAATCAATACGCAATGGACTCAGATTGGTTCTGCTCAAGCTAAGTTTGTAAATACTGCAAGAGCTGGTACACGGGAGACTTTAAATACTGCTCGTGCTGGAGATCAGTTATTACGTACTAATAAGTTGCTTGAAGGTGTTCTACGTCAGCAAGGTGCCTTATTAAAACAACAGGTTGGTTCGGCTCAACAATTGGCAAACTGGGCTAAACAGGTTGAACAATCAAGCAAACGCACTCATCAATCTACCCGTGAAACAATGTCTTTATGGCAGAAAGGGACTGCGGTTGCTGGTGGTGCAATGGCTGGTGGTATGTATATATCCAATGCCCTACAAAAGCCTCGTGATTATGATCAACAACTAACATACATCGCAGCAACTGCTACTGGTGGTCAAGGGATGACACCGGAAGCGCGTCTTGCTGCGCGTAGTCAGTTAAATGAATATATTAAAGCGGCTGTACGGGGTGGCGGTGGAACGCGTGAAGACGCAGCTGAAGCAGCAAATACATTGATTGCTTCAGGTAAATACGAACTCAACAATGTTGCCCCAGCTTTGAATACTGCTGTTAAAACAGCCTTTGCAACTGGAGCATCTGCAACTGATGCAGCCTCATTAACTACTCGAATGCAGGAGTTTGGACTTACTGATTTGCAACGTGGCCATGATATTGCAGTTCGTGGCGGTCAGCTGGGAAGTTTTGAATATAAAGACCAAGCCAAATGGCTTGCTCAGCAGATGGGCTTAGCAAGAGTAGCTGGTTATAGCGGTGAAAGAGGTTTTGTTGAACTGGTTGCAATGAACCAAATTGCAATGAAAACTGCGGCTACGCCTGATGCTGCGGGTAATAATATGGTTGGGCTTTTACAAAAATTATCAAGTGCAGAGTTCAGTAAAGCTATTGCTGATGCAGTCAAAACAAAAAAAGGCGATCCGACAAAATCAGATGGAAAGAAGAAGCCATCACAGGTATTTGATTGGAGCACTTACGCTATCCAACAGCGTGAGCAAGGTGTTTATGGTGTTGAGGCATTTGTCAAATTATTAGAGCGACAACTTGCAGGTAATGCCCAATATACAAAGCTTCAGAAACAGGCTGCATCTTCTGATTCAGCAGCACGCAAAGCTGCTTTGGAAGATATGAGTAACATCGCTATGGGTTCAGAAATCGGTAATATCATTGCTGACCAACAAGCTCTCATGGCTGCTTTGAGCGTTGTTTATAACAAAGACACGTTAAACGATTTAAGAAAGCAGTTACCCAATGCATCGGGAACAGTAGCGGCTGACTTTGATATGGTGAGCAGAACAGAATGGGCTAAAGATCAGGCAATGAATCAGGAAAAATTGTTTGCTCAATCCAAAGCTTATGATGCTATTTCGGAGTCTTTAGGCGGTTTAAAAGACACAATTACTAAAAGTGCAGCAGAAAATGAAAACTTAGCTGGTGTAACTTATGGTGCAGCTGTGGCAGTTGGAGGTCTTGCATTAGCAGCTGGTGCTGCGGCTTTCACGCTTAAAACTATGGGAGGTATTAAGACTCCAGATTTGCCCTCAACCACTGGTGGTTTAGCATCTAAGGCTTCAAATGCAGCGAAAACAGCTGGTCTTGTTGGAGCAGCTTATACGGGGTATCAAATTTTTAAACCTATTGATGATGCTGGATACAGTATGGTCAGTGATCTCTTAGCAAAAGTTGGTATTGGTTCAGGAGGTGAACGTCCTGACTTTGTTCAACAAGCCATTGAGCAAAGCAAAGCCCAGCAAGCTTCAGCTGAAGAAAAAAGTAGCCAATTAATTGCGGAACAGCAGAAGCAAAATCAATTGAGTCAAGAGATGATCAATAAGATTAATACATTAATTAATGTCACCGGGCAAAACAAAACTATTAATTTTAGTGGTGGCCTATTGGGAGCGATTTCTGAAAATGCAGCTGCTGAAGAAAAACGCCACGGTGCTTCAAATGTTCCTTTTTACCTACAACGGCACTAAGGCACTAAATTAAGCGGAAGCGTTTCCGCCTGATATAAAAGTCTGGTATTTCACATCATAACCTCACAATAGTGAGGTTATTTTTTCATGGGCTGGGATACAGATTTACAAGATGCAAGTTTTCGTGGTGTGCAGTTTGAATGCACATCCACCAAAGATACTGCGCCTAAAACTCTAGCTATCAAGCAGGCTCCATATTCAGATGAAGCTGAAATTGAAGATATGGGAAGTGACCCACGTCGAATTTCAATACAAGCAGTTTTTACTGGGCCTGACTATTTAACTTGGGTTAATGATTTAGAAGCAGCATTAAGTGCGACTGGTCCGGGTGAACTCATACATCCTGTTTTTGGTGTACAGCAAGTTCAAGTTGTTAATCACGAAATTGTTCATGAGGCAACAACACCTGACTTCTGTACGATGTCCATTGAGTTTATCAAGGCAAAAGCTGAAAAACGTGAGCTATTCGTACCGGTTGCTACACCTGAGAAAATTGCTACAGCAACTATTATTGATGCTCCAGCTTCAGCATTGGAAAGTGCGCTAGAAAAACTCAAAATTGGCGACACTGATAAGTTATTTAATACAGTTAATACGATTCGCAACGGTATCGATCAGGCACGTAATTATTTAGGTGTTGCAAAACAAGCAATTGAGGATGTTTTGTCACCTGCCGATTGGATTGTTGGGTTGGTTGATGACGTCACCAAGCTTGTGACCTTTGATACCAATATTTCAGCTTTATCGAAATGGCGTGATGTTGTTCATCGAGTTGAGCGTTTTGAAAACCTTTTTCAAAGTGATGATACCTCTCCGGAGTTACAACGAGTTTGGCGCTCAACACTTGTGGCTTCACAAGTGGCTATTGCACAGCAAGTTGTTGCAACTACACGTACAGAAATGGCAAACAACCAAGAAATCAGCTTTACCCCAGTTGATTTGGCTCTTGTACGAAAAAAAACACGAGAAGTACTTCAGCAAGCTATCCGTGAAGAACGAGCTATTAATACCTTTGAAAGCATCACACAAATTCAGGTCTATAAAGACGTTGCTGCCCAGATTCAGGATCAAATCCAAGAACTCATTGAAACACGTCCACCCATCACCAAAACACAAGTGCCTGTGCCATGCACGTTGCATTGGTTAGCACACTATTTATATGGCGATATGCGTCGTGCAGATGAAATACGTCGTTTAAACCCTGATTTGATTAATCCTGCGGCATTGCAGGTCGGCATGGAGCTAACTATCTATGCAAGATAATCAGGGTAATGAAATTCGCCTAGTGATTGCTGGCCTTGAAGCTAAAGGCTGGGATCAGGTTGAAATTGACAGTCAGATTGATACACCAGCTGAAAACTGGAGCTTTACGCTATTTGAAACTGGTGGGCAAGCCTTAAATCCTGCCATTAAAGGTGGTGCAAAAGTACAAGCTTATTATTCTAATCAACTCATTTTAACTGCTGTTGCAGATCGTATTTCTGAAGCTGTAAGCCGTGATGGCTATGGACTACAGGTTTCTGGCCGTGACCTCGTGGGACAATTAATTGATTGTTCAGTGCCTATTTTTAATGGCCGCCAGATCACACTTGAAGAGTTGGTAGATCGCTACATTAAAGGTGGTGACTTAGGTTCACTGTTTCATGATGTTCGTATTCAGGATAATGCATGGTTAAAGAATAAAGTCTCTGTTGAGCCGGGTGAATCACTATGGGATTCATTGACCAAGGCAGCACAAATCACTGGACAACATGTCTGGCTTGATCCAGATGGGACTTTACAAATCGGTGACCCTTTTGCAAACCCATATCATGTGCAAACCGCATTGCGCCTGATGCGTCCTTTAAACAACAGCAATAACGTTTTAAGTCTTCAGTATGACAACGACGTTTCTAATGTCTTTAGCCATATCAAGGTTTTGAGCCAAGACGGCAACGCAAACTCAATATTATCTGAAACCACAGCTCAAACACAGTATGCCTATAACCGCTTGAAAATGGTCACTTTGGGCGATGTGGAAACTGAAGCTGAAGCAAATGCAGCATTAGAAAAAATCAAAAAAGACAATGACCTTGAAGCACACACCCTAACCGCAACGGTTTCAGGCTGGATGATCGACGGAAAGCTATGGTCAACAGGCTGGTACATCAATTTAGAAACCAATGTTTTATCAAGAGCGACAGCCAAATGGGCTGTGTATGGTCGCACGTTTCAGCTTGACCGTAAGAATGGCAAAACAACAAAACTTCTTCTGAAGCGTCAAGGCGATTGGGCAAATCCATTGGTACTGAAGGAGAAAAAATCATGATGAAAGCTGTAGCAGCCCAGATAAATAAGGCAATGAAACAAATCCGACAACCACTGTTCGCCCTGGTCGCACGTGGTGGCTCAAAAGTATTGCAGTTAAAGGGCTTTGCTGATGAAACCTTGCAAGAAGTAGAGCTTTTTCAGCAAGTCGGCTTTAACTCACACATTCCTGAAGGTGCACGCGTTGTAGTTATTCCATTGCATGGAAAAACATCACGTTCAATTGTTATTGCAACGACTGGTGGAGCTGTTGTCGTCAACGTGGGTGAAGGTGAAACAGTAGTTTATGACCAGTTCGGGCACAGCCTGTTGCTTAAAGAAGATGGTACGCATATCACTGCTGGTGACCTTTTTATTGATGAGGGCAATTTGCATGTGAATGGCAATGTCTTTGATCAGAAAGGCTCAATGCAGGAAATGCGTGACATTTATAACCAACACAAAAACGGTAATACACCAACTCCACTTCCACAAATGTAGGTGAATCATGGCGAATATTGATTTAAAAACGAAAGATTATGTGTTGATGAGCCTTGATGCTGCATTTAGCAAGGATGAGGTACAAGCAATTTGTCAGAGATTAAACATCCATCGGCGTAAGTACTGGGCGAATTCTAAAATTGGCAGCCGTTTTTATACTTTGAGACGTTCAAAAGATGTAACTCGTACTATTCAAACAGTTAAGCAATATGCTGAAGAAGCCTTAGAAGGCTTGGTGCCAAATCGGTTTTCTTCAATTTTGGTAAATGCTTATCAGACAGTTAAAAGTCAGGTTGATCTAAATATTGAAGTTACACAGCTATCTGGTCAGAAACAAACAATCCTTTATTTTGTTAAGGTTGGGGGCTAATCCATGGCATATCCGATCAAGACATTTGACCAATTACGCTCTGATATTATTCAGGAAATCCAGAATTTAACTGGATTAACACTGGATGATGAAGATGATGCAGCAATTCGTGCAGATGGTGAAGCCGCTGTAGTTGAAGGCCTTTATCATCATCAAAGTTATATTCAAAAACAGCTATTTGTTGCTACAGCTGATGAACCTTTCCTTTATATACATGCAAAACGCTTGGAATGTCCGCGTAATGGTGGCTCTAAGGCTTCAGGACGAGTCAAAGCAACATCAAACACTGCGGTCACTATTCCAGCTGGAACAAAAGTCACGGATGGTAAAGGTCATTACTGGTTAACTTTATATAAAGAGACACTTACAGCAAATAAGCCTAAAGAAATCCAAGTAATTGCTGAGTTTGAAGGTGTGAGCTGGAATTTCGATGGTATGCAGCTGCTCTGGGTTAGTCCGTTGCCGGGTGTAGCTGCACAAGTGGAGGTTATTGAAATATCTGCTGGTGTTGATGTTGAAGACGTTGAAGCTTGGCGTCAGCGGATGATGGATAAAGAGACTTTAGGTCTTATTCGTGATCGTGAAGCTGATCTTAGACGTATCGTAAAAGATGTGCCGGGTGTGGCTGATGTTTTTATTTTTCCAAAACGTCGTGGGCTTGGCTCTTTGGATGTTGCAATCACGGCAGCTGGTAATCCTCCAAATTCACCAAGTACTGCATTGTTAGCTTTGGTTCAAACGGTACTAGATGAATATGCTGGATTTTGGGGTGATGTAAGAGCCTATGCACCAACCAAAGAATATTTGAATATCACTGCTGTATTTACTGGCTCTGTAAGCGAAACAGAGGTTGAAAAGGTCATCCGTGATTATGTTGGTTTACTAAAGCCGGGTGAAACTTATGTTGCTTCAACACTAGTTAGCAGAATCAAAGATTTGCAAGGGTTAACAGACATTCAACTTTCACCAGCATTAAATCAAACACCTACTTTGAGTGTATTTACTACTGGCTGGCTCCGGATCGGCACACTCACGGTGAACCCATCATGACCTTTGATCAAACAGTAGAGCTTTATGCTTCAGTACTTCGCCAATTACTGCCAGCTGGCGGTTATGACACCTCACCTAGAAGTGTTGTCGCAAAAGATATTTACGCCCATGCAAAAGTACTTGCACAAGTTGATGTTGATGCAAAACGTATTTTGGCTACTTTGGAAGGTATTCCAGAAGAATTAATAAGTGAGTATGAAGCTGCTTATGGCCTGCCACTGAGGTGTTCCTTGAATGCAACAAAAACTATTGAAGAACGACTTCAAATCATCAAATGGGTTCAAGAGACAAAAAATGTTTTAAATCGTACTTATCTTGAGCAGGTTTTAGCAATGTTTGGTGTTGAATTAATTGATCTTGTCAGATTTACACCAATGCAATGTACAGAGCCATGTGACTCTCCAGTTAATACAGACGGCCTTCGCTATAAAGTCAAATTAATTCTAAAAGCACCGGTTAAGGCTGACATCGGCTGCATTATTGAAAACTATTTACCAGCATATGTGCGATATGACATTGTTGAGGAGCAAGTATGAAACGAATTGATAGTGCAAATGCACGTCCAGATGTGAACGGAGCAGGTAAAACTGGCTTTCATGATAATTCTGATTTAAGTGGGCAAGATGCGACTTATCTCACTCCGGATTGGCTCAATGTTATTCAAGAAGAACTAGCAAATTTATTAGAGCGTAGAAATATTGCTTTAGATCCGGAAAAACGGGATCAACTTTTTAATGCTTTAGCTGGTAAAGATGATGTTGATGCGGCTTTAGATACTGTCCAGACATTAATTGATAACGAGCGCAATGCACGTATTAAGGCTGACCAAGATCATTTGGATGCGTTAAATCCTCATCCGCAATATGTGATGAGAAAGGACTTTAGACTTCTATATAGAACTCTAACGCCTGAGACGACAGTAAACCCGAAGATTTATACAGATGATCCGCAAAACTGGCAGATAAAACATACAGTTGAAAATATTAGTGCTCACATCATGCCGAATGGTGTTATTGAGCAAACAATTAAAGTAAGAACTGTTTATGGCGATTACAATGCGCAGGTCTATCTGCCTATTGGGCTTTCTAACATTCTAAATGTCTCTGCATTGTATCAAGGACAACGTGAGAATCAGGACGCTGAAGATGACTCAGCTATACGTTTACTTGATATTTACGACGAGACAGTTCAATTAGAGAATGGTTTACAAGAATGTAGAACCGTTGTTAATTTTCGATTTGACTATGTCAGTGGCAGTACTGGTGGACAACGAGAACGGTTTGCTTATTTAAAAATTATGGGTTTTGGTGCTTCAAATACAGATTTGGAGAATCTAAATAGCTATCCGTATCCTTATTATAGAAATCAGGATGATCTAGATGGTCAGGTTGTATATATTGATCAGAATCTTACAAATGTAAGCTTGCTAGAGCTATTCATCCAAACTTATGGTGCGCCAACTGCTACTACAAGAGCTATTTTTGTTATTGCTTCAGGTGTGACTCTCATTGCTGTTACTTCTGGTAGTTGGTTAGATGGTTCAAGCCGTCAAATCATTAACTACGGTCATATATACGGTACTGGTGGTTCTGGCGGATACTATGATGAAAATACTGCTATGGTTGGTGATGGTGGTACGGCAATCATTGCACAGAATGCTAGTAGCTTTATTGATGTACGTAACTATGGTTTGATTGCAGGCGGTGGTGGTGGCGGTGCAGCTGGTAAGTCTGAGTATTCAATAGGTGCACAAGATTATTATGCTGTTGGCGCAGGTGGTGGTGGTATTCCACTAGGTACAGGTGGAGTTAATATCAATCAGGCTGTACCTGAAGGCAAAACACTAGTAAATCTTGCTGGAGAAGCTGCTACTTTATCTGTAGCAGGTAATGGCGCAACTGGTACAGGTTTAGCCGCTGGTGGCGGTGGAAACGTTGGTGAGGATGGTAAAGCTAGTGAATCAGCACTTCAAAATGGTATTGTTGGTAAAGCTGGTTTGATTTACCAAGGCAACGTTACGATCACAAATATTGGTGGTGGACAGGTAAAAGGTAGAACACCTTCTAATTGA